CACATTAGCAAACAAAACCCCGCCCGTCAGAGCAGCGCCACTACCAGCGAAGGCTGTGGCTGTGACTGTTCCATTTACCTCAAGGGCTGTGGAAGGGCTAGCATCACCAATACCCACGTTCCCACTGGCGTTAATACGCATACGTTCTGTTGAATTTGACCCTAGTGGCGCACCGCTCATAAATTTTATTTGTGCATCCGTCGTAGCGATAATATGACTACCAGTGCTAGCGCCCGTGTTCCCAAAAGAAATCTGACCAAAAGCACTGTCGCTCGTTGTGCTAGAAACTCTAGCCAATCCGTTAATTACGGCATTGCCACCTGTAATCGTTCCCGTTGTAGTTATTGTGCTAGAGCCAGTATTAATATTACCAAATCCAGACGTAATACTGCCGCTATTTAACGCACCCGTTGTGACAACGTTTGAACTGCCAGCCGCAGGTGCTGCCCCAATATCAGACAAGACTTCTGATGTTGCTCTGCTCTCAAGACCGGCTGCTGTAAATCTTGCATACTCATCATCTGCAACTGAAGCGCTGTCAATTTTTACAGCGTTTGTATTTGAGATGCCAAAAGTTAAAGAGGCTTGACCCCCAATATCAGACAACACTTCTGCTGCTGACCTACCCTCAATAGCCGTGCCATCTACTCGCAAGAAGTCATTGTCGGCAACACCGCTTGTAAACTTAGGCACGTTGTTGTTTGAAATCCCCGTGTCTAAGGTCGCGGTAGCGGTTACTGCGGTGCCGTTTAATGTTATAGCGTCAGATTCTAATGTTCCATCAACATCAACGTCTCCGCTAATATCCAAGGTAGCAAAGACACTAGTTCCTGTAGCCGTAACAGTACCGCCAACGCCCAAGTTGCCTGCCACTGTGACATTCGTGGTTCCAGTAGGTATTTCAAGAACATCGGCGTCAGCGTCATTTTTAATCGTCACATCGTTAGTGCTGCCCTGCCCTGTAAGAATTAACCCTTCGACACTGGTATGGCCCATAGCGGCATTATCACCCGCAGAAGTGTCGGCTGTAGCCTCAACCGTACCACCTGTGATGACGCCCGTTGTAGTAAGACTTCTGCTACCATCATTGGTAAAAATGTCTGCTGCTACCGCTGCGATAAAAACCGTTGCACTACCACTTAAATTAATAGCGTTGTCAGAGTTTGAGCTTTCTGTTGCGCCACGGGCCAACGTGGTTCCGCTGGTAGTATAAGCCCCAGAACCTATTTCAAAATTATCGCCATCTTCTATAACATACCTGACCGTTTGACCGTTGGTTACACCAGCCCCATCAAAGGTCTGAAAACCTGTTAAGGCGCTCCCAAGCGTAATCGTACCAGTACCCGTAGTGCTGGTAGACATTTTGGCCCTGTTTACTAACGTAATAGCCACTGTGATATTTCCTTACGCTATGCGGATAATCGCGTTGCTGGCATCAGCCGTAGGAAACTGAATTGTAAAATCTCCACTCGTAGAAGATTTGTCTCCACCAAACGCCAAAATAATTACAGAGGGATCACCTGACGCAGTGTCATTGTAGATCATCGCACCATTCGCCGTTATAGTTGAACTGCTAAACGTAGTGTTCGCAAAATCAGTGAAAGCTGTCGTGCTACTTGTCGTGGGGTCTACGCGGGTCAAAGTGTTTCCGCCCGTAGAATAACCATTTCCGTCAGCAACTTCGTTTATTCCGCTGCTGGCATAGGCAGTGGTTGCGGCACCTAAACTTGCAGAACTTGTAAACAACGCCAGTTTGAAAGTATTTCCACCACTGTTTTTAAAGTTATGCACACCCTCTAAAAGTTCTTTCTTGAAAGACGTACACATTGCCTGACTAATAGCCATTTATAATCTCCTTATAAGCTCTGCAAGGCTGGGTTGGCCTGCCTCTTTAATTGCATTATATACTGTAGTTCTATCGCTTTTGATAGCTTCTTTCATATACATTGCTAATACAGCCTCAAGGCGCGACCTATACTCCCGTGCCTGCGCTTGTATCGCAGGATGAGCGTTATCCGATATTTCAACAATCCTATCCGCGCAACGTGACGCAATTTCTTCGGGCGTGTGACCGCGATTGCTAGTGGTGTGAACCGTAACAATAGGCTCTTTGGGTATGTCCATAGAAGCTAGAAAACTCATTGTTTCGGCCTAATAACTTGACCAACGCGGTAATCTTGCGTAGTTTCTTTTGCCTCACCCAACAGCTTCAGGCCGCTCAAAGACTCTTGAAACCTCTTGTCATACATCGCCATTACGTCTTGCTCACCCTTCATAAAAATATACGCCTCAATTAACGAACCATACAGCAAGCTCAAATCAGCATTATCACTTAACCATGTTGTGCCACTATCCGCGCCTGCGGTCAGACTTACGGGTCGGTACAGGTAGTGAAGCTCTGCGGTATAGTTAGCATTTGGCGTGGGTGCCAAGATAAAATTGCTAACGTCAAATGTGGCGTAATATTTCGGCACACCTGTAGTGGCGGGATCAGGCGTATAACTTTGAACAAAGCTAACGTCTTTAAACTCTACAAAGTCATAATTACTGCCACTGGCTACAGGGTCCGTAACAGTTCTCAGACTTAATGAATATGGCGCTAAAAAGTCACTTGGCATTTCAAGAAACTTGTTTCCACTGGACGCTGTACCTGAAACGTTTTTACGAAACAGACTTAGCTGTACGGACTTTAGAATGCGCTCTTCAGCAGTTCGTATAAACACTGGAAGATTAGTAACGAAAGACGTTTCTGTGTTTTCGGTGTAATCCTGTATTGCAGTTTTTAATTGTGCGTATGTAAAACTCATGTTGTAACCACCGTCACGCTGCCGACCGAACCCTTGGAGACTAAATCATTTGGCGTTAAGTCAAAATCATTTCTCATACCAACAGGATTAAAGCCATATTGTATATTTCTTTGTTGTTCTAAGTTTTGTTCTGGTCTTGGGTTTCTTAGAGCTTGCGGATCGGGCCTTACCCTAAGAGGCTCAAGCTGTGGTTGCTTTGCTTCCCACTCATCTTTGCCNACTAAAAGACCGTTCCATTCTTTGCGCATATCGCGCAAACGATACCTAAAACCAGATCGGTCAGATATGCCATACGCATTTCTATCTGAAGCGTATTTAGACATATCTGTAGTTCCTTAAATCTGGCGCAACTCTAAACGAAGCTCTGTCCCTATCTTCATCCATAGCCCTAGTAATTTCTTCATCATATATTGGTTTAAGTATTTGCAACCTTTCTGGCGCTTTTTTCATAGCAATGTAATACGCCAACCCCGCAGCTAGGCAGGGATAAAACCTAAATGGCATGTCAACCGTATTTATGTAAGTGTCAGCATCATCCATGCGCGTTAAAGCGTCATAAATAATTACATCTGTACTATTATCAGGCAGGGGCCACAGCTTTAAATTAGGCGTTATTTGCCTGTCTAAGAAAAATTGCGTTGGTCGGCCTGTAGTCGTTTTTGTTGGAATACTTAGATATTCATCTCTGCTAACTCTGCTTAATGAATAATCTGTGCCGTCCCTGCGAACAACCAATGACAATACATCAATTACATCAGCGTCAAGGCTTATCTCACCATCACCGCTTGCCACAGTGAAAGTTCTTTGCTTAATAGTCCACTGATTCAGGCCACGATTGGCCCAATCAGCAAACAACAAATTCAAGGATCGTTTGGCTGTTTTTAAGTCATATCCCGTTCTAGCTTCTAAGCCGCAACGCTCAAAAGCCTCTTCAATGTAGTCTGCTACATCTAGTTCAAAGTCTTTTGAGCCTGATACTGCCATTTTATTCCTCGTTATAAAGGTTGTCGAAAACCCTGTTAACATCTAGCGTGTAGTCTAAGTCAGATTTAGAATAATGTATATGCTGTGATGGTTTAAAATCTGGCGCTCCCTCACCTGTTTCAAACCACGCTGGGTGTGTGACCCTTACCCTGTTGTTTGGCAACGCAACTATATTGCCTGTCCATTCGCCAGCATCCAAAAGCTGCAATACATGAGCCTGTTTATGTTGTGCTGGATCGTCCGCTACGTCTGTATCTGTGTAGTCTACAGTAAACATATATTTGGCAGGAAAGAACCCGCCATCTATTTTAGCCATCCAAGGGCAAGGTGTTGCTCTGTCTAGCGTATATACAGCGTGTGTATGAGACGGGCAGTCCCAAGGCTGCGCTGCATGCACTGGCATAGCTTCAGGCCACTCTTCAAACGACTCATCGGCTACCAAAGCCGTTATAGGCATTCTTGCCCACATAGCCCCACCATGAACGTTTTCATCGCCATCTTCGTCCGCCTCACAACCCGTAAAGATAATTTGAAAACTCAAACATCTGTTCGGCATTGTAGTTACGGCTATAGCCATAGCATGCAGAAATTCGCCGTGATAACGCTCATGGTTGACCGTATATTCACGACGAACCCAACACTTAAAGTGCGGTATATTGCTTTGCAAAAATGGCATATTAGGCTTTTACCACCTTCATGCCCATTCTTTTTGCAGCGGATCGTAATTGAGCTACTGTCATTGCGCCGCCTTTAGCTGCGCCTTTTGTAGCCATACCGCCGCCGCGCATTTTAGCAACTTTACCGCCTTTGGCGTAACCTTTTTTAGCCATGCCACCGCCGCGCATTTTACGAACGCCGCCTTTGGCTGCACCTTTTTTCTTCATAACCATAGTATTCTCCTAAGTTAGTTTGGTACGTTTTCTTCTGGAATTTTTGCCACCAGACATGACAACACCACAACCATTTGCAACCATAGTTCCCGGTATTTTCTTACCATTAAATGGTCGTTTGGCTTTTGTTTC